CCTGACTGGGTATCTGAGGAGCCTAACACTCTCAGCGAGTAGCCCCGCTCGTTCACTGGGGCACACAAAGGAGAAAGCCGATGAATATAAAAGATTGGGTGATGGAGAATATATCTCCATCAGAAAGAAAAGAAGTGCTGGAGCATGGATGTGTTAACGGGTGCGTGCCGCAGCTTATATATTACAGAGACACATGTGCTTTTTATGACAAGCACCAGAACGAGATCTGGGACATGTTGTATGATGCATCAAATGATTATGGTTCCGAGTCTGTTTTGCATTTCATTGCATCGTTTAATGGTGCCAAAAATGTAGGATCAGATGATCAGTTATCAAACCTGCTGGCGTGGTGGGCTGTTGAAGAAACCTGCTACCAGTTGCAAGCAAAGGAAGACGCAGCCTGATGCATTGGCTCTGGATTCCGTGTTTGTTATATATGGTAGCATTGTACTTGGCACCGGCCCAGGTTCTGGGTGCTACTTTCTTTGGGTTTGCCTGGCTGATGGATTCCATTGATTGGACCGTTGTCCCTTACTAGATCTCCATTGCATTGTGCGCCAGGCCCGGTTCGCCTGGGTATAGGTTGGGAAAGGATCTCCCCCGCTGGGGAGTTGCTGTTGGTGTAAGTCGTAGATGAAGTGGTCTTTGGAGTATCAAGTCTTGTGATGAATCACACATGGGACATTATAAGACACCCTTCTACGCCTCTTAAAATGGATCGGATTCCATTGCATCGCCACCAAATCCCGTGATTCGTGGGTATAGGTTAGGAAAGGAGCTGCTGGACACGGCGAGTGGTAGAGAAAAAAAAATAATAAAAAAGGGTTGACATATAAAAAAATGGGATTATATATATAGTAACTAACAGAAAGAACAGAAAGGAAATAACTAAATGTCAAA